GGCCGCCGCTTCTGTCGAGGCTGTCTGAAAATCAGTGAATGCCTGCCGCGCGTCGCTGCTGATACCCGTCATCACGGCCTTGCTGTCCACGCCGATTTTGGCGAAGGCGTCGGCAACCTTGTCCGTCGACTCCCTTGCCGTATCTCCGATTTTCTTGATTTCTTCAGCCGTCAGTCCGGATTGTTTGCCTACCTTTTCCAATTCGGCCAAAAGAGCATCGGTTGATTCTTTGCTGTCCATCTGCTTGAGCGCGGCCTGAAACACCCGGCCCATCTGCTCGGCATCATTACCAAACTGAGAGGCGACACGCGAAAAATTGGCAATACCTTCCGCCGCCTTTTTACTCATGCCGGTGGTTACTTCTTCCGCCGTCAAGCCCAAAGCCTCAAGGGCTTTTTGTGCTGCGGCGAGCTCGCCTGTATCTGCGCTGATTTTGACGTTTTTCTTATCAAGTTCGGCTTTCAGTTCGGCGGTTTTGGTGCGCACGTTTTCCAGCTTGATTGCCAGCTCACTGTAAAAGTCGCTGGTTTCTCGACCGTCTGCACGCAAGGCGGCCATACTGTGTTCCAACGCTGACAACTCTGTTGCAGACGCACGATATTCGGCTTGCAGGGCTTTGACGGCGGCTGCCTCTTCTTCGGCAGCTTTTTTCTTGGCGACGGCGGCTTTTTCGGCAGCTTCCTGGGCTTTTTTATCCGCTATCTCCAACTCGCGCTTAATTTGGGCTTCGGTTTTGAAAAACTCGTGATACTTGTCGAGACCGCCGGTGGTAAACAGACTATCCAAAATGGCAGGAATACGGGCGAGGTTATCGCCGAAAATTTTTGCTAAATCCGTATTTTCGCGTAGCCAGCCGCCCACACCACGGCCAACCTCAAAAGCAGCAAACAATAATCCGGCATTGGACGCCGCCGTCTTGAGATTTTGAGCCAATGCTCCCGCAGCCGCCGCGCCATTACCGAAACCGTTACCGGCAGCAGCGGATTTGAGCGCAATGCCCAGCTCTCGTGCAGCGACAGTGGTAGACAGGATGGATGCTTTGGTTGCTTCAATTCCGACACGCTGGGTCGCAAATGATGCCGATACCGCACCACCAGTCAGGCGAACAGCCGCCTCATAAGCCTTGACGGCAACTGCGCCTGCTGCGAACAGTGCGGCAAGTTGCGTCAAGGCCGGGAACTCTTCGGTAATCGCTCCGATTGCACTTGCCACACTGCCGGCCGTACTCGCCAATAGAGACACTAAAGGCAGCAACTTTTCGCCGACCTCGATGGCAACGTTGATGATTTCCTGCTTGGCTTTGGCAATCTGCGCCTCGCTGGTAGACATGGCGTTTGCCACCTCTTTTTGCATCGCGCCAACGACTTGTCCCTTGTCGGCGACCAAGCCCAAAGCCTTTTCATATTCGCCCAACGAGCCAACCAAAAGCGCGATGTCGTCGCTATATTCCGTACCGAAGAGTTGCGAGAGCGTCAGGGCGCGGCTTTGTTTATCCAAGCCTTCGAGTTTGTGCAAGAAGTCCGTCAAAGCCTGCTGCGGATTGGCGGCGATATTGGCCGCCATCTCATCAGCAGACGTACCGATACCTTCCAAGGCCGCCTGAAAGTCTTTGCCCTGGCTTTGAGCAGTTTGCAGTTTTTGCAGCATGGCATTGATGGCGGTCGCAGCCACTTCGGGCGGTTTACCCAATGCTATAAATGCGTCGGCAAGCGCGGCGGCTTCGTCGGCAACCAAGCCGAACTGTTTCGCCGTACCGCCGATACGCGCCATCGCCGCAACAATGTCTTTTTCTCGTGCGGCGGTATTGTTGCCCAAAACGTTGATGGCATCGCCGAGCTTTTCCACTTCGCCGATTGGGAGTTGGAACACGTTGGCAATCGTTGCGGCGGCATTGCCTGCCTCTTCCGCGCTCATCCCAAAGGCAACCGACATCTTGGACGCAATAGCGGTAAATTCCGACAATTTCTCAATCGGAATGCCGAGTTGTCCACCCGCTGCGGCAAGCTCGGCCATTTCAGCGGCGGAAATGCCTAATTCCGCGCCCATTTTCTTCAGCTCGTCTGAAAGTTGAGCGTACTGCTCGTCCGTACCGTCAGCGACTTTTTTCACACCCGCCATAGCGGTTTCAAACTTCATCGCCTCGCGGGTGGCAAACGCCAAGCCGCCCGCACCACCAACCAAGCCCTGAATCTCCGAAGCAACCTCGGCAATAGACGGCTTCACGCCTTTCAGGCTGGCTTCAAGTTCGCGCACCTTGCTTTCCTGCAACTGCGCCGCCCGGGCTAATTCTTCATGCGAGAGTGTGCCGCTGTTTTTAAGCAATTCGTAGGCGTCTTTGGTCTTTTGGATTTCCTGCCGTGCCTTGTCGTCGGTATCGATGCCGAGCTGGATTTTGGCATCGGCGATCGCCTTTAGGGTTTGTGCTTCGGCGGTCAGGCGGTCGAGCTGCGCCGTTGCGGCGGCGGATTCGGACGACAGGCGCGCCTCTTCGGCGGCAAGATTTTTGACGGACACGCCCGACACCGACATCGCGTCGCGGGCGGCATACAGCTTGCCCGTCAGCTCGGTTTCGCTTTTTGCCAGGCGTTCGGATTCGGCGCGAAGTTTCGCCAAATCGGCCTGCTGTTGCTGCGTACCACCGCCGCGCATGGATTTCTCCAACGTCGCGGTCAACTCGTCCAGTGCACGCATTTCTTTAGCGGTATTGTCCAATTCCGCCGACAACGCCTTATATTCTGCAATTGCCGCCTGTTGCGCTTGAGCCTTCGCCAGCGTTGCGCCCAGCTCTTTCGCTTCGGTGGTCAGCTTGCCCGTATCGATGCCCGCCGCCTCGATGGACTGCGCCAGCGCGTCGATGTTTTCAACGCCGGACACGCCCGCCTTAATCTCTAAACCTGCCTGAATATTCGCCATTATTTAATCCTGTTTTAAAACCCGTTTAAAAAAGGCCGTCTGAAACCTGCCGCCGCTGCGCCTACACGCAGAAGCCAGTTTCAGACGGCCTTTGTTTATTACCGAATCTTTAGTTGTTGTACGACGTGAAGGAATAGGTCGAAGTTTCGCCCGAAGCCAACACCGCCGTGCCTTTGAATTCCGCCGTATTAAAGTCGTCGCCGAACCAGTCGATACTGCCGTCCGCCGCCAGTACGGCATGGGGGATATGCAGGATGCCGGTCTCGCCGGTAACGCGGTTGCGGCCGTCGACGTAGATTTCCAAGTCCAATTTAGACAAGGTCGCGGCAGAGACTTTATAGCCGCCGGAATCTCGGGTTTTGTAGTCGACGGTGATGTTTTCGCCTTCGTTGACGGTATCTGCGACCGGCAGGATGGTAATCATGCCCAAGGTGGCATTAATGTCCAAATGCTTGGCATCAACATTGGCGTTTGACTTGTTTTTGACTTTGACGGTAGCCGGGTCGATGTTGCCGTTTGCCAGCTTGTACGCCATGCCTTTTTTGCCGATGGTCACGGTCTCGCCGGTAACGGTCTCCGCCGCAGCCGCGATGACGGCGGCTTCGCCCATCAAAGCCAATGCCAAATTGTCTTTATCGAAAGTATCGAGCTTCAGACCGATTTCGGTAGGCTTGACGGTTTTCAGGCTGTCCAGTGCGCTGCCATAAGTGCCTTTTTGCTTGGACACGCGCTCTTTGGTTTCCACGCTGGTCTGCGTGGTCAGGGCGGTGGTGTTGCCGATGTCGATAAAGCCTGAGCCTTTTTGATTGAGGTTGCGTACCTTGACGTCGCCCTCAAAGATTAAGCCGTGGTCGTTTTGTTTTGCCATGTGGCAGCTCCTTTAGTTTGCCGCCTGCACGGTATCGCAGGCGAATGAAATGGGGTAAAAAGCAAAGCCATCGTTGTATTCTATGGATGGCGAGGCGATGCGGCGGAAAGGGGTAACGGCATATTCGTCGCCCGCGTCCCAGCCTGAAAACGCCCGTTGGATTGCCGTCAAGGTCTCGCCGACCTCGTACAGCGTGGATTTGCCGTTGGCGGTATAGCTTCGCGCCAAAACAAAGGTAAAGTGCAGCGTCGATTTGAGGAATTTGCCGTTTTTCGCTTCGTCGGCAAAGGTCGAGCCGCCGTAAACGACATAGACCGCGCCGTCCAGCGGGGCGGCTTTGCGTTTCACCGCGCCTTGGGCGAGCAGCTCGGCAAGTTCGCCAATCTCCTTGACCGCCTTAATGCCTTTGACGGTTTTCAGACGACCTAGGATTTCAGGATAGACCGCCAATAAGTTTTCATGCTGTTTCAAAGCCATATCAGACAATCAATCCTTCCAGCCAATCGGACATTAAATCGTCAATGTCCTGATAATCTTGCGAAGACAAGCCCAAAAACGGACGCGCCGGCATGGTTTTCGTGCCTTCCTGCACATAAACCGAGTAGCCCATTACCGAGCCGGTAATCACACTTTTTGCCGATGCCTCGTGCGTAATGCTTGCCAAGAGGTTGCCGTGGTCCACCAAAATCCCGCCGCGTCCATTTTTGGCTTGTGCCGTAGCGGGGCTGACATCCTGCCAGCGTTTGCCGTCAGGCGCGGGTTTTGGTTTGGGGGTAAGGGGGGGGGGGGGGGA